TAATCAGTACCAGCGGTCGCAGCAGATAAAGCCGTACCGTTGCCCTTCGTGATTCCCGTTACCGTAGTGGAGAGCGTGATTGCGGGGGTTGTAGTGGCTGTGGCAACCGTACCAGCAAGTCCGTTGGAAGAGACTACGGAGACAGAGGTTACTGAGCCTGCCGCTGCCCAAGAGGGAGCAACCCCTATACCACCAGATGTTAGTACTTGACCTGATGTACCGGGATTATTAGATGCCAGCACTGCTGTAGAAGCGGTATAGTCACAGAACACATTCTGTGTACCGGTAGAGAAGTTAACTGGAGTAGTTGCACTTCCTGCTATTGGGGTTGTACGAGTTAAAACGCTGCCTGTAGAAGCATATGTACCTACCCCAACTTCCCAATTAGCTCCAGATTGATCGGCTATTGTGTAATATGTAGTATTGCCATTACCAATCCCTGATAAAAAAGATTGATACCCCGTAACAGCACCCAACAAACTAACAGCACCTACACCTGGCGATGTGGCGGTTTCAAGTATGCGATTAGCAATGACCAGGGCCATTTCAAATCCTTAATTAGCCAGCAGCTGATAATGTCCACGTAACGTTTATAGTGTCACCTGAACTAACTGTTTTGGAGCCTGCCGTAAAGTCGCCATCACTAAACAGTGTGCCTGTAGTGTTATCAATGGTAGAAGACCCACCCAAGTTGATAAATGCTCCCGCCACAGTACCTGAACCCGTCATAGTAAACACTACAGCAGCGCTTGTGCCTAATACGGAGGGGTTCGCATTAGTAGCAGCACTGAATGCCGGAGTTTTGCGAGTGCCAGAATATGTAGGAGCATTAGCACTGCCAACTTCTAACCACCCAGCATGTGAGGCTTGTGTATCCGTATATGCAGCAGTTCCAGTACCTTTCAACCCCATAACTACAGCGCCAGAAGCAGTATTACCCCCTAGGGAATTCATAATTAACTGCCGCCCTGGGTTGGTAGTCAAGTTGCTGATAGTATCTGACCACTTCAAAACTCCATCAGCTCCATAGCACTCTGCGGTGTATGCGCCTAAAAGATTAAAAATATCCATCTGCCCTACATTTCGGGTTACTGTAGCATCTACAGAATCACCCATACTTGTTTTTTCGTCACTCATGTTAGCTCCTAGCTTATACGTATAATTGCAGTAGATGCTGCAAATGTTGGAAAAGTAACCGTAAATGAATTTGAAGCAGTCCTTACGGACCCAAAACTTAAAACACATACTGCAGCATTTGTGCTGGCATTATATATCAAACCACCAATACACGAAAAAGATGCTGGAGTCCAAACTACAGGTTTAAACGATACATATGCCGTATTGTTAGTTGTGTCTATAGCTGGTGGAATTACTGTAAGTGCCGCACCGCCTGCTGTGTAGCCAGTTCCCGTTATCTCGCCCACAGATGTGTATGCAGTAGTAGTGTTATCCAATACCGCTGTTAAGCCGTATAAAGCAAGCCTAAATGACCCTGAAGTAAAATAGGTGTTTAGCAGGTCATATTTTAACTGAGTACACTGTGTCTGGGAGATCATGTTACTTTAACTCTTGCTTGCCCAGTCCTGTATGAATCCGTTCTTTCTAAGCCATCTCCGAGACGCTTAAGTCCCCCCATAGCCTCTTGATACTTGGCTTCGTAATTAGCTATTACATCAGCTTCCTGGCGCATAAACACACAAGCTTCCCGCATAGTACCGTAAAACAATACGGGGTCGTAATTATCCCCAAGCCATGACTGCCCTGTTGCATTTGAAACCGATGCCACTGGAATGGAGAAGCCGCTGCCCGTACCTACGCCTACAGAAGATGGATTAAAGCTCAAAACATCTCCTACTACATAAAAAGACCCGCCATTATTTATCGTGCATGCAGTAACTATACCGCCAACGATAGTAATGGTAGCAGTAGCATTGGCTCCAGAACCCCCTGTAAGCGGAATCTCTGTATATGTGCCACTAGTATATAAAGAGCCACCTGTTATAGTACCTAAAAAAGAAATAACACCTTGCACTATAGTGGGTGGATAGTAGAAATAGTGGAGCTCAGCTACGTAATTTTGGTCTGGTGTAGGCCCTAAAAGTACAGACATACTGTTAGGGGTAGATAATTGAGAACCAAAAATTGCATAATGCCTGGGAGTACCTGTACTAGCCGCGTTTGGATATGCTTCACGAATAAAACTCACGTCCTTATTAAGTAAAAACGAATAATTTCCAAATCCATCTACTATTGATAACGAAAAGTTAGCCAGCCAATCAGGTGGGAGAGATAAGTAACTATTTGAAGCAGTTAATGTGCCTGTAACATTTTTACGCAGAGCTGGTAACTGTACAGTGTTGTATATGCGAGTTTCTGCTTCTTCCACGAAAACAGGGATATTAGCTACGAATAACTGCTCCGTATTCTCGGCATAGTCCTGAATCGCCTGCTGTAATTGCACGTAATTAATTTAAACCCCCTACGCCAAAGGACCGCGAGAAGTGAAGCCTTTAGTAGCCGCACCACTACCGCGCTGTTTAATACCATCTGTTTTTGGATCTCCTTCACGAACAGGCTTTCCGCTCTGTAGTTCTGGGGTGCGGTACGCAGGAATTTCTTTACCTGGTAAGTTATCGCCTTTAGCTTTACTCATGTTATTTGCCTCCTTTCTGAAAAGCCAGTTTAGCCAAACCACGCCCAACAGCCTTAGTAGCTTCCTGTGAACGACCAATAGATTTCTTGCCGCCAGTTTCATCACCTACACTTGCGCCATCTATCTTAGCACCAGGCGATTTAGTTTTACCTTTTTGTGCAACCCCATCTTCTTTTCTAGCCATTTTCATCTCCTACGAAGTTGTAATAGTTACAGTGCCAACAGCACCAACACCCACCAAAGAATTTGTCATGTAGTTGAACATATCGTTTTGAAGACCAACAGGAGCGAACCCCCATTCTAATGTTCGTGATGCTATTAGCGATGTTGGATATGATAGGCTTAAATCACGCCGTGGGTTGCGTACGGCCTGCGGATCTAAAAAAACATCGCTGTACATACCCAGAAGTAACTGCGGTTGATCAGGGTCAAAGCACTCTGGGCACACCATAATATTAGTTATTTTAGTCTTTATCGTTAATGGTTTCAGCTCTTTAAGCATATAGCGCTGACCACAACGATCGCATTCCGCTATGCTATTCTTACCAGAACTGAATTTATTGCCCATTATTAATTCATCATCGTATTGCGAGGAACTAGGCGTATTGGGGCCTTTTCTCGATCTTCGTCCATAGCTAACTGCAACGCTGCATCGTACATCTGTTTGAGCGCCATTATGCGCTGAGCGTCTGCGTTGGGAAGTTTAAGCACCAGCATATATGCAAGCCCAGCCACCAGGGCGTTCTGGAACCTGAACGGTATGTCCTGCACATTTACGCCGCCACCAGCATCTTGTAACCTGCGCATACGCCAGTAATGAAACACCCATGGCTGCGTGCCGTCTGGTGCTGGCCACACCGTGAACTGCGGGCTGTGATCTGGAGTTGCGCCTGTTGGGTACGTTTGCCCAGACTGCCGGTTGATCCACACCTGAATAGGCCGCCCCTGTACCAACTTGTTAGGTATCGTAGAGTACGTTGAAACTGATATCCGGCTTATATTTATGTCCGACTGGTTGTTCTGCTGCCCGGAGTTACTACGAATGACATGCTCAATAAGATCAACAGTATCAGCAGGAAGATCATATGTAATTACCCCTTGAGTTAATATTTGCTCACCTTCATCTATCGTCCATAAATTTATGCCGATGTTAGCCCATTCCGACAACAAAAAATTCAAAGAGCGGCGTGCAGTACGAAAATCATACCCACTACGTGCCTCTGATCCGGCGCGCTCGAAGGCTTCTTCCGCCAGCTCGCTTAAATCAGGGTTGAATATCGTTGTGCCGGACGTAGCAGCCATTATTTTTTCTTAAATCCCTTCAAAGTTTCTGCAAGTCGGGCTCGCTTACCTAATGTCCCAGAAGACTTAGCAGCTTTTGCCAGCTTCTTGGCAGGTATTTTTTCACCTTTCGGCACATGCAGTTGTTCATGTAAGGCACCCGGTTTCTTTATTGCTCCAGCTATCCAATTTTTAGCCACTTTGCCCTCCTTCGGGTGTTTTGTCTGCGCCTTCTTGGGCTGTTGATGTGCCTGGTGAAGTTGCGGTATTGGCTTGGACTTGGGGAACAGCCTGTGTTTTAATCTTTTCAATAAGCTCATGAACTGTTTCATAGGATTGTTTCGCCAATGAGGATAAAATTAAATTCACTTCTTCAAGCGTATGTGACAGAATAATCATATAAAGCGCACCTTAGTTTTTCCTTTAGTTTCAATACCACCGCCTCTGGCCATTTTCTTTACTTTCCCGCCTTTTTTAAATAGTGCAGCAGACTGCGGGGCACTGGGCGATGGAGCTGGAGTCATATCAGGGGCAAATAAAGACTGTGATGCATCGGCTGGCAATACATCATTTGCCAGAATATTCGTAGTCTGATTAAGTTTGCGCGCCATTTAACAAATACGCCCGCGAGTCTTACCTTTAATTTCAATACCACCACCACGAGATAACCGTTTAACAGCGCCACCTTTCTTCATCGCAGGTTCTTTAGCTTTAGTATGGCCTTTCTTCTGGTCGGCATGCTCACCAAACTTCATTTTCTTTTCGCCAGCTTCAATTTCAGGATCTTCTTTACTAACCTTGCCGCCATCAGCCATTTTCCTGACAGCACCACCTTTCTTCATGCCGGGAGGAGGGCCGCCAGCACCTGGAGGAGGGCCGCCAGCACCTGGAGGAGGAGCACCCATACCAGGAGGAGGGCCTTGTGGGGCTGCCCCGGGGGGAGGGCCGCCTTGTTGTTGAGCAGCTTGTTGCATGGCCGCTTGTTGTAGGGCCTGTTGCATCAAGGCGTCGCGAGCTTTACCTTCAGAACGTTTTTTCATGTCACCACCTTTTGAGAATTTTTTGCCTTTATCCGCAGAAGCAAATTCTTTGCCTACTGCTTGGGGAACACCCCCAAACCCACCTTTTGTATGCGCCGCTGCACGCATTAACCTAGCTTGTGCCGCCGATTTACTAGGCATTATTTACAATTCCATCTTTTCAAGCTTGCGGCCTTTCTTGTTGGGCGACCTTTTTCATCCTTCATTGGGCCGGGCATTCCAGACATCCGCGCACAAAATGATTTTTGCCTTGCACCGCCTTGCGGCTGCGGAGCCTTTAAATGACTTCCAGTAGCCTTGTTGTACTTGGCGCGGCCTTTAGCTGTAAGTCCAGCACCCTTATATACCGGAAGCTTTTCGCCACGCCCTACGGCCAAAGATACTTTTTTAGTCATTTCCAGTGCGTCTGAAGATTGGCCGCAATATATCCGGTAATTCCAACAACTCCGGACCATACTAAAGCAGCTAAAGACTTTTCAATAATCGCCTTACGTAACTCCGCTCTTTCTGCTTCGGCTTGAATTGCAAGCCTCACCCACTTTACTTCTTCTATGCTAAGGGGGTGTACGCGCAGCGCATCAGCTACCGCTTCTTTGATCAGGTCCGTTACGTTTTCTTTTGTATGGGCAAGTATGTCTTCTGAAAACGTTTCTTTAAACACAGTATTATCCATAACAAACTGTAACGCCAGTAACATTTACTACTGTAGCGTATACGCCGTTGTAGGCTAGAATTCCTTCCCCCGGAATGTCGATTGAAATCGGGTTTGTAGACGTTCCAAAGGCAAGTTGGTATATGACGTTGCCAGAACCGGTAGTGGCGTTGTCGTACAAAATAATTGACCCTGCAGTACCTGTACCATGGGCCAAAATCTGCTTGACCCTAGTACGCCCTGCAAAAAGTGCGGCGGACGTATTGGTATACGCCGCTTTTACGTCTGTCTGCATCGTCATGATGATTCTCCTTTAGCAAGAGCCACCATGTTTCATCTTTTTTACTTTATGCTGCTCGTGCTCATGCCCATCACCGCCATAAAACTTTTCAACGTGGTCTACGTTGTGTATATGCCCACCAGCAGCATGCTCAGCCATCACGTGTTCATGATACATTTTGTGCTTCGAGCCCTTGGGTTCTTCTTTACCG